CCTGAACGGAGCACTGGCCCGAGTGACTGGGTGGCGTGAGGCGCTGCCTAACTCGACGCTGCAGACCTTGGCTGGCTGATCATGTACTGCTTTCGCTTCCCTGACCGCGAGACCTTCCGCAGCCTGGCTGAGGCTGAGGGGCTGATTACGGAGGCTGGCGACCTAATCACCGCCAGCCACACGCACGCCATCGACGAGGTGGGCACGATCTACAAAGGCGGCAGCTACGACCCTGAGACCGGCGAAGTGATCACCCCGCCCGTCGCGCTCGACGGCTGGCACGTGAACCTCATGGCCGCCGATGCCCCTGAAGCCTGGGATCCCTACCTCTGCATCGTGAACCATCCGGTGCGGGTCTTCGCTGGTGGCCCTACCCAGGCGCCCGCCACTGACGTTCTGGAGGAGATCGTGCAATGAACCCCTACCTTCGCGCTGCTGCCCGCAACGAGGCGCTCAGGCTGCAGGCGCTGGAGAAGCTGCAGGCCCGGCAGGCAGAGGCCGTGGAGTCGATCGAGACCGTGGATGTGCAGGTGATCGAGCGCGCCCGCGATTCCGAGACCGGCCAGTTCCTGGCCGATGACCCCACCACGCCGGATGTGGATGAGGCCTGGGTGGTGGTGGAGTAGGGCCTGCTGCAGCCGATTGCCCCAGGCCGCCCTGTCGTTACGCTGCACCTGTGCAGCTGTCCTTCCCTGTGGATCCGGTCACAATCTTTTCGGTGATGGGGGGCGGTTCAGGCGTCCTCGCACTTTGGAAAATCGCCAATGGTCTGGGGCGGTTCGAGTCGCGCACCACAACCATCCTCGAAGGCGTGAACACCATGCTGAAGGACCACGAGGACCGGATTCGCAACATCGAGCGGAGCATGTGACATGGACGACAGGACTCAGCTACTGGTTGCATGGGGTGTGGTTGTCCTCTCCGAGCTGATCGGCATGTCGAAGCTGAAGGACAACTCGGTGCTGCAGCTGCTTCTGCACATGGCCAGCGAGCTGTTCCCCTACGAAATCCACCGCCGCGAGCCCGCCACCAAGCAGAACCGGCCCCGCACCAAACGCGACGCCAGCGGGCGCTTTACCAGCGGCAGGAAGCCATGAGCGTTCACTGGGGCTGGGACGACGTGCGGATCGTCGGGGACATCCTGATCGGCTCCCTGCTGGCCTCTGGCGTGCGGTTGGTGGTGGTCAAGGCATTCCTTGAGCCGGCGGCCGTGTTCATCGGCCAGCGGGCCTACAGGGGCGTGGACAGGCTGTCTGGCGATCGGCTGCCTGACCTGTTCCCCGCCCCAGGGCCTGATCAGTAGTCCCAGCGCACCCGCGGCCGGCCCTTGCGGATCCCCAGGTGAACGAACCCCCGTGGCGCGCCATAGCCGACGCTGCACGGCCAGTTGGCATCGCACCAGTCCTGCACGGCCTTGACCGAGACGCCCTCGATGAAGAAGTCCACGGCACCCACTCCAGGGGCGTTGAACAGGTGCTCGGACTGGCTGGCGCCGCCCACCGCCCGGTTGATGGTCGGCGGCCGGTAGCCGGAGGTGATGATCACCGGCTTGCCGCCGAAGTGCGAGCGGCACCTCTCCAGGAACGCCCCCAGCTCGGCTGCGGTATCGACCTGGTGCTGGTGATCGAACCGCCGGCTCTCCTGCCACAGGGCCAGCTCGCCGAGCTGAATGTGCGGGGTGAGCCGGGCTGAGAACGGGCTGGAGGGGGTGAGCTTGGCGGGCTTGCGCTCGGCCTCGACGGGCCGATCCCAGTCATCCATCCAGTCGGCCCCCTCCACCAGCAGGGAAGGGTCTGCCTGTTTGATCTGCCGGCCCAGCTTGATGATGGCCTTCTGCTGGTGTTCGAGGCCCTTGTAGTTGTCCCAGAACTGCAGCCACCGCTCATCGGTGAACTGCACCTGATCAATGGCCATGATGGGCAAAGCTCTCCACCCATGTAACCGTGGCTGATCTCGCAAAGGAACTCGAGGAGCTGCACGCCTCCGTCGTGAAGGAAGTGCGCCAGCGGATTGATCTCGGCAGCTACGACGACGAGGGCAACCTGGTGCCCACCAGCACCGACGATCTGCGCGTGGCCCTGCAGCTGCTCAAGCAGAACAGCATCACCGCCACGCTGAGCCAGGACGACACCGCGAAGCTGCGCTCGAAGATGGCCAGCAAGCTCGATTTCTCGGCACTGAAGGACAAGCCCAACGTGGTGCCGATGGTGCGGCCGGACGACGCTGCTAGCGCCTGATCCCCCCGTGGGCGACGGCCCTGGGCTGGGGTTTCCAACCCATCGCCAGGGCGTCGATACTGGCCCCGGTCTCATCGAACCAGGCTTGCCGCATCGTCTCCTCGAGTTCGTCCTGACGGGCGGCCTTGGCTTTCTGCTGATCCTGGGCAGCCGCATCAGTGAAGAACTGGACACCCAGGGCCGCCGCGTCGATCCGGTCGTCGAACTTCAGTGACCCACGCTCAACCGTGATCCGGCTGATCTGATACATCAGCGAGCGCTGGTGCCCCGTCTCCGGGTCCCGCTCAGCATCGTGGTAGTCGCGCTTGATCAACTCGCTGCTCACCACCAGCCGGTGCTGCTGCACCAGGGGGGCAAGGGTGTCAACCATCCGCCGTTCCTTCTGCTGGCTCACCCGGACCTCCTCGATCGAGACCGGATGCACCCGGGCCATCACCGGCGACAGCAGGGCGGTGAACATGCCATCGCCCATGTTGCTCTCTGCCACGCAGTAGTTCACGTTCCAGCGCTTGGCTTTCTCGGCCAGCAGCTGCAGCACCTCCGCCTCGTAGCCGCGGGTGGTGCCGCCGCTCTCCAGCAGGAACATGTTGCCGTTGAGCTCGGCGATCACCGCCCAGGCGAGCTCGTCGCTGCCGCGGCCAGAGGGGTCGATCGCCAGCACGCACCGCCAGGTCTCCTCCTGCGGCACCCAGCCATTCACCACCGCCGGGCGGTGATAGAAGCGGTCGGCACCCATGCCCACGCAGAGCAGGTTCTGGATGCGCTGATCCGGCCCCGAGGCCCACACCACCACCTCCGGCAAGGCCTTGCCGTCCAGGTCCATCACCAGCAGGTCGCCCAGCCGGATCGGGTAGCGATCCAGGGTGCTCAGCCGGCAGTTCAGCTGGAACTGCAGCTGCACCGCTGAACGTGTCATGCGCGTCTCGCGCTTCAGCAGCTCGTGGTGGCCAAACCGCTCAGGGTCCGTTGGCTCACCCTTCAGCAGGGGGTTCTCCTCCACGGCCGCGGCGATGGCCGGCGCCAGGTTCCCCTCGTAGCAATCCCACTCATCCGGGTCAGCTGGGTCGGGGAACCGTGCCGGCCAGAACCGAATCGAGTAGTTCCGCTCACGCACCAGCCGTAGGTAGAGCGAGCTCTCAAGGTGCGGAGTCCCCAGATACCGGATCTGTCTTGGGAAGATCTGCCGCATCCCCCCCTGGGTGTAGTCCCTAGGGGCATCGGGATCAAACCCTGGGTCGTCGGGCTTGATGATCGCCTCCAGCTCGGTGACGGCCTGGGCCAGCCGTTCCTGCTTCAGCGGCGTGATCGAGTTGTTCAGTGTCTCGATGTCATCCGGCAGCGCCAGCGTGCAGCGCTTGCCGGTGAGCGACGGGCTCAAGATTCCCACCGTGCGGACACTCGGGCTCTGGTCGATCACCGCCGGCCCCACGTCGAAGGCCTTGATCGAGGACCGGCCATCAGGCCGCGGCTCAAGGCACCTGAGGATGTCCACGTCGCGGATACACCGGGCCATGAAGGTGGCCACCTCCTCGGCCTTCTCGGCGGTGGCGGCCGGGATCAGGATCTTCTCGGTGAACGGGTCGTGCCGCAGCCGCCACAGGGCATAGCCGCCCGACTCGAAGCTCTTGCCCAGGCCCCGGTAGGCGGTGGTGATCGAGCGATCGGGGCCGGTCTCGAGCCAGTCCGCCACCTCCAGCTGCCGGAGGGTGGGGGTGTCGGCCAGGTTGAGCTCCCGCAGCAGGTAGCAGAGGAAGTGCGGGAAGGGCCAGAGCTCAGGCGGCAGCGGTTCCCACTTCACAAGGAGAGCCCCCCTGCCGAAACAGAAGGGCTCTCCCAACCACCAACCACCGTTGACCGGTAGCTGGAACGCAACGGCACCACCCGTCCACGCATTTCAGAGCTTAGGCGCTCGGTTCTTCCCACGCCTCATTGGTTTCAGTCGTTGCCAGGTCGTCGCCCTGGAACTGGCCCTTGTCGGTGCGTGCCCGCTTCTTCGTTGTGGGCTTCGCCGCTGGGGCAGGGCAAGCACCTCCAACCAGCGCAGCTTCAGCCGCCGCCACCACGTCGTCGGGAACATCGCTGCCGTAGCCCAGCAGCCCGAGCCGGATTCGATCGGCATTGCTGAGATACACGGGTGGAGAGCAGATGGCACAAGGGTAGCGATCTGCTGCGATTCATTCCAGCGAGTCCTTGAACTGCTGCCACAGGTGGCCGCGGCGCTGGGGGCCGCCCACGGAGGCGAGATAGGGGTTGATGAGGAAGAAGCTCTCGCCGGTGTAGCGATCGACGATGCGGGAGATCAGCAGCTGCTTGCGCAACCGGCTGATGGACGCGCGGCAGTTGCTGTCGAGGATGCCCAGCTGCTGAGCCAGGCCGTTGGGAGTGATCTGAGCGCGACCGCTGCGCCAGTTGACATTGCCCAGCAGGGCGATGAGCACCGCCAGGTCCCTGGGCTGGAGGGTCTTGCTCTTGACCGCCTGGACGGCTTTCTCGCAGAGCTCTTCTGGGAAGACCATCACGAAGTTCTCGGATCCGTTTTGCCTAGGCTTCATTGAGTCAGTGGTAGCGCTGACGGCCCCGGTCACACCTAGGAGTAGACACCTAGGAGTCAGTTACCCCCTCTGGATGCGACCCAGTGGGGGTAAGGGGTTTTACCTCGCCATTTAAGCGTTTTTGTCTACGCAGGTGGAGAGCACTCCACTCCACCACCCCACGCCTTTGGGTGCCTCTGATCTCTCTCTGGTGGAGAGAACAGCCGGTCCCACAAACCACCCCCTACTGCGACAACCGCCTGCGGCCTTCGGCGACAACCCCACCAACAGCCCGCGGCAAACCCGCCCCCACCCCTGCGCACCCTCGGCACCTCCTCAGCCCACCCAGGGCATTTCCCAT